CCGTACTATGCGCTGGCATACATCATGAAGGCGTAAAAATTGATCCCATCACGGCATTCGCACTCTGCAAGGGAGCCTATGAAGGCATAAAGGGGTGCGTTGCCGTCTACCAAGACCTGAAGAAAACAGGCAATGATCTGACAAAGATCACAACTGAGGTTGGTGGGGCGCTCTCAAACTTCTTCAAGGGCCAAGCGGAACTGGAAACCAGCCATGAAAAAGCGGAAGTTCAACGGGAAGACAACAGGAAGAAGGGGATCAAAGACGACCTTGCCACACAAGCCATAGACAATGTGATGTATCTGCGGCAGACCAAGCAGTTCTATGCCGATCTTGAGAGAATGGTGCGCTGGGAGATGGGAATGCCTGATCTCTGGCGGGAAATCGTTGAAGAGTATCAACGGCTGTTGGACCAGAAATCGGAGCAAGCGGCTCGTGAACTGCACGAAAAGCGGGTGAAAGCATGGCGGCGACAAAGATTAAAAAATCAGATACTGGACAGGGTGCTGGAAACGGTGCTGGTGGTTTTCGTAATCGGATACCTGATATGCCTAATGTGGATAATCAGTCTTCATCATCGGGGTCGTTTGGATACCTTTTTGTCTTAGTCCTGTTTGCGTTGGTCTTTGTGCTGGTCATCCCCTTGATTGGGATGTTGTATGTAGATACGATGGTGGTGAAACGGGAGGCCAAGGCCCAGATGGAAAAGACGGAAAAGTTGCAAAAGCAGATTGAAGACGAAAGGAAAAAAGATGACGGAAAAACTGGAAGCCAAATCGGCCCTCATTGAAAAGGTGGCGTTTGCTCTTCTTCCGATTCTTTTCACTTGCGTGGTGTACCTGATGAATGCCTTGTCCACCCTGTCACATGAGGTGACCATCCTGAACAACAAGATCAGCTTGGTGGTGACCAGCGACAACAAGCAGGCCAGCAACACTGGGGCAGAGCTTGCCCGTGAGAAGCTGCGCCAAGACCTAGAAAAAGAAATCCAAAAAAACAGGGATGACATTCAAATTAATCGAATGCACATTGCCATCCTTGAAGAAAAAATTGGTGTCACTCAACGCATAAAAGGAAAATAATGCTCACTCTGTTCTCATCCCTCATCAGCTTTCTCATGGGCGGCTTGCCCAAGATTCTGGAATTCTTCCAAGACCGGGCCGACAAGAAGCATGAAATTGCCCTTGCCGCCATGCAGACCGAGCGTGAGTTGGCGCTCAAGAAAGCTGGCCTGGAAGCGCAGGAGCGCATAGAACACATCCAGACTGAGCAGATTCAGATCAACGCAGAAGTAACCAACGCCCAGACTGCCATGCAGGAGCGCCAAGCTCTGTATGCACACGACATAGCCTTGGGCCAAGGGGCCAGCACCTGGGTCATCAATATGCGTGCGGCAACCCGCAGCGTCATTACCTACGGCATGTTTGCCATGTTCATGTTTGTGGAAATCTTTGGCTTCTACTACGCATGGCACACAAACGTGGAATTCACCGTGGCGCTGGACAGCCTGTGGGACGATGAAACTCAGATCATCTGGGCGTGTATTGTGAGCTTCTGGTTTGGCGGTCAGGCGTTCAAGAAATGAATCTAAGCCCAGAGGCCATCAAGGTCATCTGCCATCATGAGGGCATTCGGTTTAAACCATACCGTTGCCCCGCACAGCTTTGGACAATAGGAGTTGGACATGTACTTTACCCAGACCAAGCTAAGATACCAATGGATCAAAGAGGAGCTTACCCGCTTCGGCCAGAAGATAGCCGCACGTTTTCAAAGGAAGAAGTAGATGGGATTCTCAGAAGCGATCTTGCAAGGTTTGAGCGTGGAGTGGCTCAGTTCTGCCCCGTTCCCCTTACACAAGGTATGTATGATAGCCTTGTTAGCTTTAGTTTCAATGTCGGTCTTGGAACACTCCAGCGTTCAACGCTTCGTCAAAAGCTGCTTCGGGGCGATAAAGCGGGTGCTGCGGAGGAGTTCCTCAAATACTGTTTAGCCGGGGGAAAAATTTTAAAGGGCTTACAAAATCGGAGGATTGATGAACGAGCTATGTTTTTGTCGTAGGCTTACCCCATTTTTCCTCCGGCCAGTTGGCATTAATGCGGTATTTCAACGTCATCCAATTAACCCCAAGATGTCTGGCAAGCGTGGCAATAATAAATGGCTTGCCTTGGTAAGTAACATGCACATTGCTAGATATGTTTGCCTGTTGCTCATGCCGTGTCGCCCATCTACAATTGAGCTTAAAGTACCCCTTAGAGTTGTCAATACGATCAAGGCTGGTGTTGTTTGGCTTTTCACCCATATCGGCAAGGAACGCTTCAAATGTTTGCCATTCGCTTGATACCGCTATCCCCCTTCCTCCATATTGAGCGTATGCAAAATGCTGTGGGTTTTCGCACCTTTGGCGCATTGCAAGCCATGTTGCATACGTTTTTGTTACGGCTGAGTTTTTGGCGTGTCCATGTTTGGTGTGCTGTGCCGCCGTCCCGCATGACTTTGAGCAAAACTTTCCACGGCCTTCTGCAACCCTATTTGCGGATGTTTCAAATGGCGTTCCGCATCGTTGACATTGTGTTTGAATGCGCTTATAAATGGGCTTCATATTTGTCTCCAAAGATGCCTTATTGTAATGCAAATATGGCTGGTGGGAAAATACTCAAAGGGCTGCAAAATCGTCGGATTGACGAACGCGCCATGTTCTTGTCATAGGAATCGAAATGCCCTTACAGAAACTTGCATTCAGGCCGGGAACCAACCGAGAAAGTACCAACTACGGCAATGAAGGCGGCTGGTACCAAACTAACAAGGTGCGTTTTCGTTCGGGTCTACCAGAGAAGATTGGCGGCTGGAATAAAGACAGAGGTGTTTTGTCCACTGATGTGGAAGGCTTAACCACCCCAATTGTTTACCCGTCAACTGGCGTTATTTGGGGCGTTGTGCGCTCCATGTGGAACTGGGTAACGCTGTCTGGTTACAACTTGTTGTCGCTTGGCTCCAACCTCAAGTACTACATTCAAAACAGTAAAGACGGCAACTTCTTTGATGTAACCCCCATACGGGACACAGCCACTGCGGTACCCAACGCATTTACCACCAACACCGCGACCAACACTCCCCCGCCAGTAGGGGCGGCTACTCAAACCACGTTGATTGTCAACGACCCCGGACACGGCGCACAAACAGGGGACTTTGTAACGATCTCCGCTACATCGGGCGACGTAAATGGTGTGGCGGTATCCAACATAAACGGCGAACACCAAATCACGTATATAAGTTCCAGCACGTACTCAATTGTTGTGGATGGGAATGCTACGAGCAGCGGCACTCCTGCGGTCAGCGCAACTTTTGCCTATCAACTTACCACTGGTAGCTCCACATATACGGTGGGCGTGGGGTGGGGCGCAGGTGGCTGGGGCGGTTCTACGGGGCCAACAGCTACAACCACTTTAAACGGTGCTCTGGCCACAGTTGGGAACACCATACTATCCGCCGCCATCGACAGTGCAGTAACAACTATTGGCGTTGCCAGCACCGCCCCTCTTGCCGCGTCTGGTAGTGTTTTAATTGACAGCGAGATCATCTCTTACTCAGGCGTAACGGCTACGACTTTGACTGGTTGCACCCGTGCAGCAAGTGGATCTACCGCAGCCGCGCACGTTTCCGCTACTGGAGTGATTCAGTATTCCACGGTCACCATCAACGTCACATCAGCGGCAGCTTTTTCCGCCACGGGCACATTCAGTGTTGGTGGTGAAGTGATCTCCTACTCGGGCAAAACAGGCACTTCGTTCACAGGCTGCGTACGCGGCTATGCGGGGTTTGTTACTGCCCATGCCAGTGGAGCCAGCGTTTATCAGTACCCCTCTACTGCTACAGGTTGGGGCGTTGCGGCACCCGCAGGTCTTGGGATTGGCATTCAGTTGCGTTTGTGGAGCCAGTCAAACTTCGGTGAAAACCTTGTGTTTAACCCCCGTGGCGGCGCACTGTATTACTGGGACACCAACGCAAACCCCAACATTTTTAACAGAGGTGTTGAAATTGAAGCAGGCGCAACAGTTGCTGGCTTCACAGTTGATGCCACTTGCCCATCACTCGTTAACTACGTAGTTGTGTCCGATGCGTCCCGGTTTGTGATTGCTTTTGGTGCCAACCCAATCAACTCTGCGGGCACAGGTATTGAAAGCTACATAGACCCCATGCTGATTCGTTGGTCGGATCAGGAAAGCATTTGGACATGGACGCCAGCCGTTATCAACCAAGCTGGAGACTACCGGCTCAGCCACGGGTCATCTATCATCACGGCCCAGCAGACGCGCCAAGAGATTTTGGTCTTCACGGATTCGGCCATCTACTCCATGCAGTACCTGGGCCCACCCTATGTGTGGAGCTTTCAGATTCTGGGCGACAACATCTCCATTGTTGGTCCCAACGCGGTGGCTACCGCCAACAACATTACGTACTGGATGGGGTTGGATAAGTTCTATATGTACTCAGGCCGGGTGGAAACGTTGCCATCTACGCTGCGTGAGTACGTTTTCACTGACATCAATATTGCGCAGTCTTTCCAGTTTGTGGCGGGAACCAATGAGGGCTACAGCGAAGTCTGGTGGCAATACTGTTCCGCCACATCTAATGTGATTGACCGCTACGTCATATACAACTACTTGGATAATGTCTGGTACTACGGCGACTGGACAAACTATAACGGTGCATATCAAGGGCGTACAGCATGGCTTGACAGCGCACTGCGCCGATACCCTATGGCAGTAACTTATGGCTCTGCTGGTGGCAATGACAACGGAATACTGGTCTACCACGAGGACGGCGTTGATGATGGCACGGTCAACCCTTCAGTTCCTATTGTGGCCAATGTGCAGTCCTCCGACTTTGACATTGGGGACGGCAACAACTTTGGGTTTGTGTGGCGTTTGATTCCTGACTTGACGTTTGACGGCTCCAACGTGAACCAGCCGACTGCGTATTTCACTGCCATCCCAAGAACTTTCCCCGGCGCGGCGTATGGGCCTTCAAACTCCCCTGGCGTGACCAGCGCCCAGAACTATCAGAACCAGATCACGTACAACATACAGCAGTTCACTCAGCAGGTCTACGTGCGGATTCGTGGGCGGCAGATGGCGTTCAAGGTCAGTTCTGGTACTACAGGCAGCACCACAGACGGGCTGGGGGTGCAGTGGCAACTGGGTGCTCCTCGCATTGACATTCGCCCGGACGGCAGACGTTAATGGCAACTAACGTAATCACCAATCGTTATCGGCCTGTCGTTGCGCCGCGCCTGCCTTCGGCTCCGCAGGAATACAACGCCCAGTACCAAGAGCAATTCATGAACATCTTGCGGTTGTACTTCAACCAGCTTGATAACTTGACGGGCGTTGTGCTGGGTGAGTCTGGGGGCAGGTTTATTCGGTTTCCTTACGGGGCGTTTTCCAGCGATCAAGACCAGACCGCCACGGCAAATACAGCCACGCTGATGACGCTCAACACCACAGACTTTGCCAATGAAGTCAGTATCAGTTCGTCAAAGATCACGGTAGTAAATGCAGGGATTTACAACCTTCAGTTCAGTGCGCAGTTTCAAAACACCGACACCGCTTTCCAAGATGTCTACATTTGGTTAAAGCAAGATGGGGTAGATATACCGGGTTCGACTGGCTTTGTTTCTATTCCAAACAGGCACGCTGGAACAGACGGGCATTCAATTGTTGGCTGGAATTATTTTGTCGAGATGCAGGCAAGCGACTACGTTGAGATTT